TAAAGGTTGCAGGAAGCACCTCAATCTCTTCACCTACAATAAACTCATTGATGGTTGGGTTGCCTGGAATACCAGGTGAAGTCTCATCAACCCAATCAGGTAAACCTTCCAACACAAGGACGTTTACTTCCTTTGACGTCAGTTGGTTTTTATAGGAGTTAATGACAAGTGCTTCAACATTGGAGGTCTTACCCCTGATACGCATGCCGACAAAGTCAGCCAGTGTATAATGTGTAGGTATGTTCCCAAGGAAGGTTACGATTGGCTGATCCCATTTTCCATCTGATGTTCTGAGCATCATGATATTTGGGAAGAAAACATCTATGTCTTCACCATACACCAACTTAAATAAAAACTTGATCGTTTTATCAACACCCTTACGGTTGTTGAAAGACCGAATCATTTTGGCAAGTTGCCGTTCATTTACGAATCGTTTTTCCTCTAGTTCAGGAAACTCAGCAAGAAGTGTATCACGGTAAGTCTCTTGGAATATATCCAGGTCAGTTGTATCGATGTCCTGCAGGTTGAGCATATAACTCGTAGCAAGGATGGCATTGTAAAAAACACCCGTTATGCCTGCAGTATAATCTGTGCCTGGAGACTTGGACCAAAAATCCTCATCAAACCTATTGGCATGCTCTTCAACCAGATCATCCCAAGATAGACCTTCAGTGAATAACCTCTCGTCTTGTAGAAACTTTTGCTGGGTAAGGTATCGGACATACATCCGATTTGTGGTAGGTATAGAAACAATAAGTGCTTGCGCACCACTGCGGTCACCATAACATATCTGATCCTTGTAAAAAAGTTCAGATACATCTCGGTCTAAGTCTACCTGTACGAGTTCAAGCCACTCATAATATGCCTCAAGGAACTCTTTGAAGTTCTGAGATGGGTTTGACTTGACAAACTCAGGTAACTGTTCTTTAATTAAACTTGATACATTTATATCATGTAACAGTGCCATTCATCATCCGTTATTTTGTGCTGAGGTGACCGTACTTAAATTTCTTGTTGAGTCATTTCCATCTCGGTCAACGACTCCATGCATAGTTATTTTTATATCCTCATCAAGTATAGCAAGGATTTGGTCACGCACTGGGGTGATATCATTAATGGCAGGTCTTATGAATATATCCAGTTTATCATTATCATATGAAAGAGGGTTGAACCCTAATATCTCAATCTTACCCTCATTGTAGTAGACTCTACCAGCATTTGACTGAACGACTGTCTTCACCTGTGTCAAGGAGTTTACTTGGATGATTCTCAGTCGACCCGTTGTTGATCCTTCAAAGTGGATATCCTCAAACTGGCAGTTGGCGACCTCTGATCCAGCATCATTGTTATGAGTAAACATGGATGAGGTCAGGGTACCAATGTAACTATCATTGGGTAAGTAAAAAGTATTGTTTGTCTTTAGAATCAAGTTGTTCTCAGAGACAATCGATGGGATAAAGGACTTTCTCATCCTAACCGCAGTCAAGTTGTTTCTGATTGATTTGTCTATCTTATCAATCTCAGATATAAGATTTGAAAATCTAAAGTTTTTCTCAAACAATAATAAAGTATCTTTGCTGAAACCTTTGATGTATGTTGCGATATTCGCAGCAAGGGTCTCTTGTGGTAAAGGTGTAAACTCAGGATTATAGTAAATATCAATATTCATCTCAATGAATGTATAGTCTGGGTCAATGACATTTATCCTAACAGTCACAAGGTTACGTTCCTTGAGTTGCCTTGCAATAGACTTTTTCTCAACATTAGAATAAAATGCTCGGTTCATTGGTTTGACCGAGATAAAGACCTCACCATACCTTTTGGGATCATTATCTTCTCCACCCCACCCTGCTATGGAGTCAAGGTTTGTTACCAACGCACGTGTATACGTCAGGTAGTCCTCCAGTGTTACAAGTCTGCCCTGAGCAGCAAAATACTTGGGAGCATTAAACTTAATCTCACTGATTGTCTCCTTCGCTTTACCACCTGATGCTGCCTGTACTGTTGTAACCTCACACTGGAGTTGACCTGCAACTCGTCCTGTGGGAACAAAGTCAAATGCTTTATTTGACCCTTCCCCCTGAGTTGAAATATAATCAAGAAGGATAACATTGCCGTCTTGTATTTTCCTGCCAAGTGATCCATTACCAAACGTGACCTCAAACCTGCCTTCATCCACCTCATCTAAAAAGTAACAGTTGGTTGTAGGGAAGATCTCCGTTACGTTATTTGCTTTGGACCATACTACAGAAGTATCGTCAGATTGACTTGATTGTATGACTACGTCCAAGGTGCCGACATCAGCACTCGGATTCTTGACTAGGAATTTTTGATCAGCATCCGTTTCATCATTCACATAGGTGTGACGTATCGGAGTACCTTCCCGCAACTCTACACCCTCTGCTAAGTAGTCACCTTGTCGGTTTGGCTTAACAGTTATGGCTTCTGTGGTAACAAAGAAATATTCCTGCTCATTGACCTTTGTAGTAAATTCAGTATATTCTTCTATAACAAGTGGTGCTGCTGTAGGAATGTCTGGAGTAATTAAAAGGTCGACTATGGCCATTGGTGCTACGGCAGATCTTGGTGTATAGCCGATCGCTTTGGCCTTTGAGACAACATTATTTCTTAACTGTGCAGATTGTAAAAATGATTCATTGGCAAGTTGGTTCACGTAGTATGAATTATAAAACGTGTTGTATGCCAACATGTCGGCCATCAGATTCAGATTTGATCCCTCAAAGTCAAAGTCTGCAAACTGATTTTTGGACTTGATGAAATTGATTATGTTACCTTTGATTCCATCAAAGTCTAACTCAGATACTTGGAGTGCCGTATTGACCGCCATTACCTACCTCTCTGCAATGTTTGTGTTACCACAATCTCTTGAGTTGTGTCCTTCACTATGCATACCAAAAATAGGTCATATGCATTTCTATCATAATCAGCAGTTATTCTAATCTCTTGAACCGAAACACGTGGTTCCTGATTAGCTATTGCTAGCTCAATCTGAGTCCTCATCCTCTGTTCAGTCAGAGGATTCATTGGCTCAAACAGGAGCGACTTCAAGTCTGCTCCAAGGTCAGGTCTGAATACTCTCTCATACTTGCCTGTGGCAAGAATGTTTCGTATGCTCTGACCCACTGCCTTCTCATTTTCGAGTTCAGCAATGTCCCCAGTGACTGGATTAGCAGTCAAGGACATATCGATATCCGAAAACGATTTTGGTGGTTGTAAAGGCATAGTTTATTTAGTTGATCTCTAATACCTTAACGATCGATTTATCGATTTCTACGATCTCGCCAGGTTCATTCGGATACTGTGGATCAACCACAACATCATAGGCATACTGGCGACTTTCACCAAATCCATTTTTAGAAAAGACCATGTAATATGCGGCAGTATCTGGTACAGGGACTGCCGTTATTGCCCTGTTTAACTCAACAACATCATCGTCATTGATGTTATTCACGTCATGGAAAAAGGAACCTCCACTCGTGTATGGTGTAAACGCACTTGAGTCAAGTGGGTTATTCATATTGGCATCAGTAAACAATGCTATCTCAGTCCCATTTGGTGAGATATAATACTTATTACCATTTAACTCTGCCATGCCTCCTACGGCATTGAACAGAACATAATCACCTGCAACTGCTCCATGGTTAGCATCCTCAACAGTGATTATACATCCATTAGCATCCTGTGTTGCATTGGTAAGGAATGCTTGACCATTCCCTGATTTGCCTGTCGCATCAACTCGTCTGAATGAGTTATCACCAAAGTAGACGATGTAGTTGTCAATCAACTGTTCATCACCTGCTGGTCCAATCGTAAAAGTTCCTGTTACTGTTCCCAGTGTAGAGTCAGTATCATTAAATATCAGTGATGTGGGTTGGAAAGCAGGGACGTCGCCGAGGTCATTAATGTTTATATTTAATGATTCACGCATCATTACTGTTTGTCCTGGAACAGCAAACTTCTGCAGTGATGTAAAGACCATAAAGTGTGTGGCAGTATCAGGTATTGCTTGCGTAGGAACAGTTGAGTTTAACCTACCAGTCCCATCAATCCCTCTGAAACTTATATCAGTCCCAACTTGGGTGCCAATCTGAGATATGACATTGGTTGTTGGATTCCTTGTTCCAAAGAAAACTCTGTAAGTAGTATCAATACCATTGATTGAAGTATGAGTACCAGGAGTGATAGCAATGTTGCCACCAATATTACCCCTCGTGCTTTCAACATCAGTAAATACTGCTTGTTGTGCTTTGTCGAGTGCAGCAGTGATTCTGTTGAGAGGAAAATATACGGGTGGTGAGTAACCATTCTGATTTTCTGAGAATATCAACAACTGATCCCATTCAGCAAAGGTTGCACTCTTCAACTCCACGTCCTCAAGGACAACTGTAACATTGCCTCCACTTGCAGGTTTGGGAATGGACTTAAATGGTTTGGTATCAATCTGCTTGAGACTGCTATCAGCAAAAAAGATTCTATAACCCAAGACAGTTGATTGTTCATCATCACCAGTGTTATCTAAGTCTTCTATCTCAAACTCAAGTCTGGTTATGTATAATTCTTCCAGTGATAGGGATGAAGCAGTTTCATTGACAATAACTTCAGGTGCTAGTGGAAGTCCTGTGCTGATAGGTATCGCATGAAGTTCCAATGACTCAACATCAATATATCTTGTTTGATTTCCTAACTTGTCTGTAACTCCTGCAACTGATACCAAGACAAGGTGAGTTGTGCCAGTTGGTATAGTGCCTTGGCCAACCTGTATCTCGATCTCAAGTGGAGTATCAATATCAACTCCCTTTGTAAAATCATTATCGTCAAAAGTATATATCTCAACATCTCTGCTGAACTGCAAGTTCTCAGTTGCATCAAGGGATGAGGTGGCCCAATAAAGTCTGTAACCAACAATGTTTTGTGAAAATTCCTCTTGTGCTGTCAATCGCTCAATTGATATCTTCCAAAAGAACTTGATGTCATAAGTTGAGTCAAGCATCTCTTGTCCACTAAATCCAAAGTACCCTGCATTGGCGGTGGCTGGTATCTGGTTCAACATATCACCAAATGCTGCGTTCTCCGCAGCCAACTCTGCTGCGTATCCTGCCCCACCATTATCAAACTTGGAGTCAGCACCAACCTCAAAGTTGGGTCCTGTCACCAATGTCCCAGGCAGATCAGATGGGAATTTTTGTCCACTTGTATCACTATCTGTGTTACGTTCATAATCATCTTTGAACTGGCTCTCAAAGTGCCCTGACCTTCTCATCACCTCAGCAAACTCTTTCGCCGCATCCTCTTGAAACCTTGCCAATGCCTCCTCAAGTTTGGAAGCAAACTTATCTCTCGCTGCTTCCCAGTTCTTAAATGCTTGGTTGGTATTGAGAAAGTTAATGAACTTGGCGGTATCTGCCTCAGCACCCAACAACAGAACAGCACTGGTATACTTTAAACTTCTTGATGGCGCACTTGGTACAGTCCCAAGTTCTTTAAGTTTCTTTTTGAGTCCATCCTTACCATTGGCAGTAAATGTGACTGCGTATATCCCTGCATCACTCAAAGTCGCTAGTGCCTCAAACCATGCCAAGAATCTAAGTATAGCATTAGCTAACTCAGTGAGGTACTTGATAAGATTTTCTAACATCTCCATGATCTCATCGACAGCACTACCTCCACCTGCTACAAAACCTCTCAGCATGTTAGCAAAACCAAGTGCTGCGGATCTCAATGCATAAGCAAAGTCAGGCATCATCTCAGCCAGTGTTATCTTACCATTGAAGTCAGGTGCCTTGGATGGTGGGAAGTTATACTCCATTGGAGTTTGAAATTCTGCTTGGAAGTTGCCACAAACGACTGACATCGTATTTTGACCTGCAACTGACCTATCAATATCTATGGTGCCATCATTCTCTTCATATGCCACGTAGACCAACTCACCATCTTGGAATGCTTTCCCATTGACTGGATCATATTGACCTCTACCTGCTGAGTTATCATAAGGTGCAATCAAAAGTTTTTGAGCACTATAAACAGGTTGGACATCTGCAGCAGTAAAGTCAGTCGTTGATGTTCCAGTACCAGGCAGGTTGAATGAACTTTGGGTATCTGAATTGACCCTTCGTTCCATGTTCTGACCAGCAGCAGTTAGGACTGCGTATGGATTATACTTATTACCCTTGTCGTCAATCGCAGTCAAGACCTCACGTTCTGTCTTTTGATTCTCAAGGACAATCATGGTATTTTTACTTTGCTCACCTATGAGCAGTGTGCCCTTCCTAATCCTGTAATGAGTCTCTTGAACCTTCTGTTTTGGAACTGTTGGATCAGACTGACTTGCCTCACTTGGAGGTTTGGCCTGTTTGACCATACAGACATTTCTAATTTGGACTGTTTTTTGTCTCGTATGAGCACTAAAGGCATTTGTAACTCTTGATATCGCATCAGCAAAAACTGAGTTGAAACCTCCTCCAAATATGTAACCCAGCATCTCAAATATGCCAATAGGTATGCCATCAAGTCTGGGAGCACCAATCATAAAAATGATCCCACTGTATTTTGTAAAACCTGAGTCCAACTCTTGGCTCAATGAACCCTCATAGTCAGACATTGGGAATGCCCCATCATTGTCTTGGAAAGGGTCAGATGAAGCAGGTGTATTGTCGAATCCCATCATCCTTGGTCTACCATACAAGTCCTTTTTTGGCTTGTTGAGTTTGCCATAGGAAGTAATGGTTTCCTTCTCAATGTTGGTAATGTCACTCTTGAGTCCAGATATTTTTGATTCTAAACTACTAACAAGGTTGACATCAACCTGCGTCGAGGTTTTGGCGTTAGATAAAATCGCCTCAAACTGTAACAGTTGGTTTTTGGCATAATACCATTTTTCAGGATTCTTCAGCAGAGTTTCTTTTCTGCCCTCTTGATCTTTTGATGTATGAAGGATAAAGTTTGGAGCACCAGGTCGATTGAAGTCACCTGGGTCATCAACAGCAGTTGCCATAGCAGCAAGGACATCTTGTGGTGTCATTGATACCAAACCAAGGACAGATGCCTTTTTACCTACGTATGCCATACCAGCATCACTTAGGAATCTCACCATCCTTGCCGTACTACCTATAACATTATCCTCAGTTCCATCTGCCATGGTGCGTGCATTTGGACCTGCTAACTGTGATACCTGATTTACAATACTCTTTGCTGCCTCACCATACACTGTGATAAAATAGTAAGTAAGAAAAGTATTCTCTTTAATTCTGTTATACAGGAATCGGAGTCTTAATATTTTCTTCTCTTCAGGACCCATCTGCTTTTGCATCGTCGATTGACGTTGCTTGACAAACTCCATGGACTCAAGTTCATAAGGTCTCAACTGCTGTTCTGCAACATATTCAGGTCTTGTATCTGATTCAGCATCACGAACCTTTTGCGAATCAATTTGAGCAGGACCAACTCCAAGCACCATCTGAAGAACCTCAAATGATAAGGTATCCTCAAAGTTATCAGACATGATGTCATTGAGAAGCAAACCAGGATAGTTGAACTTTGCTCCCTCTGCTTGCTTGGCAATACGTTTCAAATCAACATTGGTTGGGTCAATGATCATGTACCATAGACCTGTGCCAAACAATGAGTTGACGTAATCTTCGATTGCCTGTGCTAAAATTTGGATAGCAATAAACAAAGGGTTGGACAAACCTTTAAGTAACATCTGAAGGAAAGCAATGTTGCCATGCGCTAACTGCGCAAGTGTTTTAACTACCTTAACAACATTGTCAATATCCTTCAAAAAGGATTTAATTGCCTTGGTGTTCCCCTGCCCTAAGTTCAGACTCTGCCAGTTTTCTGCCATTGTAAATATCTTCCTTGGTCTCTTCGACCTGGGTTTTTAGTTTCTGAATCCTGTCATAAAATTCATGCAACTCTTCTGCATGTTTTCTATGCATTGACCAATCTGGTTTATGCCAATCAGTCGTTGGTGCCTTACCTTCATCAGTTCTCGGCGAAGGTTCGGTACTTTTTACGGTTTTTGATAACATCGTCGTAGATGCTGCCGATATTTTTAAGCGCACTTTGTACCTTTGGTATTGTTCCCGTATCATCCCCTAATAGGACTTCTATGGTGTTATACATAATTTGTGAATACCCCTCAGCACTAAATCCAGCACCACCATTCCAGTTGATGCCTGATGAGTTGTCGATTGGATATCCGATTCTTGAACGTAAACTATTGATGTATTCTCCCAAGACAAATTTAAAACGGTATAATGCTTCATACCAATCTTGGTTTGTCCAAGGCATTGTTACTGTTTGCGCAGAGGTTGATGCTGTATACCCATTCCTATAATTTTGATGGGCGACTCTTAAATCATCCATCCTCTCATATAGCCAAACAACATACATTCCAAATGCTGCATCTTTGTTTTGTAAAGTGTTCTTTGATGGGCCATGTAGATACAATGCCTCACCTGACTGCGTGTTTACCTGATTTGGTTGATAGTCCTCGTAAAAAGGATCAACAAACCCCACCAGTGAATATGGATCACCTGCTGAAGTATTCGCAGTTGAGTCAGGGTTGACCAGTCTATCCCTCATTGCCCTGAAAGCAGTAAAGTCATTTGACTGGAGATACCTGTATATTATATTTAAGTCAGTTTGATATTCCTGTTGTGTAAACTTAAGAAAATGTCTGTAATATAAAGTAATAGTCGTTGAAATACCTGTGGTTGCATCATTGGTTGTCTGCGTAACTGGCGTTACTCCATTATGGGCAGCAGTCACTACAAACACTTTACCATTTGATATTTTATAGTAAGTACCTGCCTCATAATTCTTACCACCACAACCTGAGTTCTCACCTGTTGCTGGACTTATATTTGCTGTATGATTTCTTGACCATATGGTGCTTGGATTTGAGATAGTAGCATGATGATCCTCAACAACCAGTCCCGCAGCAGGGTCTGCAGGATTGTAAATATCTGCATTCCTATACGGTGTATAGGTTGAGTTCCCACTACTTGTTGAACCTGGAATCACAAATGAATCAGCAGTCGCATCAAAGAATAAAGTTGAGACACCATTGACTGTTTGCCCTGGTCCAATGGATGATGTTGTAACAAAATCACCATCAGTTACCCACTTCCATGAATCATTTAATGCTTGACCTGCACCTGCTGATTGGTTGCCATCATCTCTGCCCTCAACCAGTCTTGAGAATCCTGCATCAAGTGCGTTGGGTGCTCTTAGATTATAAATCTCATTGAGAGTCGTGACCTCATCATTGGCATTACCTGAGTTTAAATATCCTGGCACTAACTTATGTGTGGTTTGGTGATAAGCATTTGCATAATCATAACCACTGAGAAATGGGTTTGGTAACCCCCTCCATCTCAACTCACTATGAACAGCAAAGGCGATTCCACCTTGAGGTGCACCATTTGAGTCCTTGTTAAGTGTGCCATCCCAATATACAAAGTTGCCCGCATAAGGAGCACTTGCATCAGGCAGGTCATCTGCCCTTGGATAAAATGGATTATATTCTAATCTGTGATAGTGTTCTGTGTCTCTTACCGTACTTCGATTTGATGAGTAGGTTGCATCACCTGAACCTGTATTTGCCTGAGATGAAACATACTCATTACGTTTTGCTGACCTTGTAATCTCATTCTGGGTGTTTGAGAACCAACCCAAATATGCCTCCCAATCAGTCTGATTCATTTTGGTAATGCTATCATATGATGTTGTAAATGTACTTACAGTGTTGTCTGCATTATCATGCCTGTTGTTTCCTGTATACCAATCATAGTTGATTTGCATACCTCGTCCACTTACAATTCCAAGCAGGGCATTGGTATGCTCAGGTGTATTCGCATCATGTGCAGTATGCCTCCTCAACACTAAAGTTTTTCCAAGTATTGGTGGAAAGGTTGTATGCTCAGTATTGGTCGTATTTTGTGTAGCACCCGTCAGTGTGTTGGAGCAACCATTGGCAAGAGAGTTATATAAAATAAGTTTGCCTGGATACTCACCACCTGGGTCTGGTGACAAATAACTAATACAGTTCATTGTCGCATATTGCTGTGACCATGCATCTTGATCATAACCATCGATTGTCTCAGTGTTTGATATAAAGACACCTTCACCCTCTCTTGACCATCTAAACTTCTTCTCATTGCCACCAATATAACCAAAAGCACCTGATGAGATGCCCTTGACGTAATCACCTGGCTGAAAAGCAACACCATCAGTCGTGTTTGATAAGCCAATAGAATTAAGGTTGACTGTCATTGTCTCAACATTCATTCCACCAACTTCACTTACGGTCATGGTATGATTTTTTGAGAGCAGTGTCTCAGATGCGATAAATGAAAGATTGTTTGATACAGAGTTCAACTGAGTTTCCCAATACTGCTCAGGTACATAAACATCCATCACAGTGATACCACTATTTGATTGATAGAAATCAAACCTTGTGTCAGTCAATGCAGCAGGATCATTTGGATCAGTCCCTTGTTGAACTGGTTCACCATTGACCACATTTTTGGGAAGATAAGGTGCTGGAACTGTATAAACTGTAAGGTCATCATCAAGGTTGTACAGTTCACCTGTCTCATATTTTTGTGCGAGGTAATAATTCCCTACATAGGTTGAAAAAGTATTACCATCTATGTTCATTGTGGAATCAACATCATTACTCAAAATGATCTCTTGATTCTGATCCAGGTCAACTATCTGAACTGAAACCTCAAACAGATTTGAGAGGTAAAGGTCAGGTGGCGTAGTCATCTCAATAATGTTGCCATACTCAAAGTACAAAGACTGATCCTGGTGATAACCATGCAACACTGTCAGTTTTTTACCCAGTGCCGTCAATGCCTTTGCTTGCGTCGTTACTCCAGTTCCATAAGTTGATGAACTGAAAGACAAGTTCTCAGGGTCACTGCCCCAAGTAAAGTCTGCTGAGTCATAAGGTTTACGATATGATAGTGGTGCTGATACAGAAGTTTCGTAAGTTGGTTCTGAGAACAACTCCTCTGTGACCATAATATCTGAAAGCACACGTTGTCTTGAATCAACCAACATTGCTGGTCCATCAATCAGTGCCTTGTCTGCCTTATTTGCTTCGTCTTGTTTAAATACACCCATATTAAATAACTCTTATTTCGTGATTTTTATGCCACCTTTTCATACCTGGTGCTGCCCCTGTTTTGTTACAAGTGAGACATTCAACCAGTATTTTGTTTGGATTATCTTCTTTCAATCTTTGGTTTAGATCATCTTGCGATTTCGCCCAACCCTCTGTTTCCTTATTTTTTAATCCAACTGCTACCCAATCAACCTTTGCCTGTCCTTTTGCGTGTGACTCTCGAACTCCTGGCTTATTCATTGCGTTATCTTCACCAAAAAACTTCATCACCTTATTTCTCTTTCCTAAATCAACTGCCTTTTTTGCTCTATTCTTTTCACCTGCTTCTGTCTGATACCACTCACGCATATATTCACCACCCTCAAAAATATTCTTTGCTGCCTTTAAAATTCTCCATGCTTTGAGGTCTTTCTTGTTCCCTTTCCTAAAATATCTGTCAAGGTGAATAGCAATATGTTCTTCCCGTGTAACAGCAATCAGGTTTTCAGGAAAGTTTGGATCAATCCCAATCTGTTTACACTTGTATGTAGGAATCAAATGGTGAATATCACAGTTTGGTGGTATATCACCGTAGTGTTCCTTGTAGACTTGTCGATGTTTCTTTTCCATAATATTTCTTATAATGGTGGCCCAGCAAATGGAACAGGTGGAGATCCCGGTATCACTCCAATGATATTGCTGGTCGATACATACGTGTGAATTGCATTCATCAACGCATTAATGAAAAGTGCTCCTGCAGGGATTGGTGCTGCGAGTGCCCCTGCTAACTGTCCTTGTAAACTTGGTGGCACATGTATCACTGGACTCGTCTGAAACTGAGTCATCACTGAACCCCATGCAGTTGATATTGCCCCAGTGATTGTTGCGGCAAGCAAAGCACCTGATGGTATTGGTGCAGCCATTGCTGCCTTGAGTTGTGCCTTACCTGCTGAGAATCCTGGCATAGCAGTAACAGGGAATCCCATTGAGTTCTGTGCTGCCATAGCATACCCCTGAAATCCTGTCATTATGATTTCAGCAGTCAAACTCCCACTTGTACTTGGGGCATTCAAAGGTGCCCATGATGCTTGCATCTGTGCTGGTATTAGTGCCATATTATCCTGCCAAGAAAATTTTCTTACTTAAACATGCCATGATCTTCGCTGCGGTCGTCGGAGGACTACTTGGTCCTGATGGCGTCAAGTGCATGTGTGATGCGTATTCTGTCGCAAACTGTAAACCTAAAACTGCTGGTTCAATACCAATACCTCCAATAAAATGGAAGGGTGCGTCCAACATCGTAACTGCCCCTGACTTGACTATTGTCACTGCCTTGGCTGTATACGTATTAATAATCCCATCATCTGAGATCAAAGGTGTTGGTGTCGCAGGAGTTCCCCTTGAGATGTAAGTTGGTGAACCCATCAATATGCCCTGCGTTCCAAGTGGGTTTAATTTTAGATAAGTCATACCCATGACGTTGGTTGGGAGGTCGATACCCTCAGGTATGGGAGCAGTTTTGACCATCAACTCAATCGCACCAAGTTTTGGGTTCGCAGTATTCACCTTGAGAGCAATATTGCCCATCATGGTCTCAATCTCTTTACCAGTCCAGTCTGTGAAAGGCAGTCTGCCTGTACCAATAAACTCATTGGTATAAAACTCTTTACTGTAACCACCTTTGACCATGAAGCCAAACTTAGGAGCAAGATTAAGGTTACCCATTGAGGAAAATTCCATTTTGGATGATGCCTTCATCTTGATAGTATTGCCTTGAACATCAAATGCCTTTGAGGTCTCAATCCTTGAATTACCAGTCGCCAGGACATCCAACTCTTTGGTTCTAAATTGTATGATGCCGTTGTCTCCACCATCACTGTCTATGATCATGCCCCTTTTTGAACTCAACTTTACGAAACCACCTGAGAAAAGATTCATGTTACCAGTGTTGGTTTCAATATTTACCTCAGCAGATCCAAGACCTTTCATCACAATCTCTGACGTCGTCGCAGCCATGTGGATACCTCTTGCAGTGACTGCCTTGATTCCTAACGTGCCCTCATAGTTATCCCCCACCGTGGTGTCGTACTGATCTCCATGTGTTCTGTTAAACCTATAACCATTGGGACCAAACTCTGTAAATGTCCCCATCCGATGTTGCCAAGACATACGTTCAGACTTTGGTGTATCATCAACCTCAACCAAGTGTCCTGATTCGCTTTCCCTTGCATGATTGTATGGATACTTTGCTTTATAGAAACTCTTTGGCTCTTGGAAACTTAGTGGTACATTCTGAGCAGCAAGTGAGGTTGAACGTGCAGTTTGAAATGAACCAAGTGACTGTCTTGTAGTCTCTTTTAGATATACTTGAGACTTTTCAAGGTTGGATACATCCTTTAACTTGGTTGAATAGTTGGGATCTTGTTTAAACCCGTGTGCTGCCCGAGCATCATCGTAACCCAAACTCACTCTTGGCATTGTTGGCACATTGATCAGTCTACCACTTGGATATGGAGTTGGATCAAAGTCCCATGAAACAATCTCATTCTTTAACTGGAACATTGTTCCTGCTGAATCAATGGGAGTACCTTCTTCAATGTATAATAGTGAAGCAGGTCGTTTTGGTATTGCCCCATCCAAGTCAGGATTACCTGTCTTTGTGTTCTTTGCTATTGGATTATCAGGGTCACCAGTCGCCTCATACATTGACTCGACGTTACGCCATCGATTGTCCTTGAATGGGCCACCTTGTTTTGAGCCACCCTGCCGAGGTATACCTGGGAGTGTTCCCATCATTACAGGTTCTTGACCATCCTCCCCATCACGAAAGAAACCAACAACCCAAGTGCCCTCAACTGGACCTGTTGGAGACCATCCAACACCAGTCTGAGCAGCAGAGTTGATAGGCATCATTGGGACTGCCCATGGTAGTGAATCAGATGGCATCTTTCTCATATCTGGAGAATGATAACCAACAATCCTAACCTTACAACGACCCATCTTCAGAGGGTCATGTCTGTTCTCAACTACGCCAGTCCACCAATTAAAACTAGGATACATCATCGCTCTTCAACCTCCCTTGCACGTGGTCCTGTTGGAACTGGATCACCCTGATCCTTTGCGAATGAAAATATCTTATACATTTTCTCATCTGTGTCATTATCATCTGTGCCTCGACCCTTGCTTCTTGTTGGTATCGTTGAAGGTGTCTTGGCTTCACTATGTGACAAAGGCACCTGCGTCTCAGGGTCAATCTGCTGGTTTGGATTTGGTTTGAAGAACACGTCATTCAGATTTCCCTCATAGGAATCTTTTGCGAGGTCAAGTTTCATTGAATAGGTGTCACCAAAAAACTGATGGTGTACACCTGTCACCATGAATGCCCCTGACCTTAAACTCTCTGTGCTTGACTCATCAAATGGTATTTTGGACTTGATGTCGAGTAAAATAACTGTCCCTGACTCAACTCTATCATCACCTGGTATACGTACCTCAAGGTTGAGAGATTTGAGTTGCTCCATCTGCGAACCTCTATGGACTTTCCAATGCTCTGCCTTATTGACAAACGTGGTGCTGTAACCACTACCACTAACTGGATAGTATTCAACATGAGCAAACTTATTATGCTTTGAACCCTTTAGTTCAGTGCCCTCAGGAGCAAGTCCCATTGATTTAGAAGAAGCCAAAATACTGGGTCCATTCATGTGTGCTTCCTTTAACCCATCCCTATCATAGAGGTATTCAGTCTCTTCAACAGTCATGTTAAATAGGTTATGGCCAAGAAACTTACGGGTAAACATACCATCAGTCATACCCCTTAGTGTGTCAAAATAGTTACTATACTCAAAAGAATCAACAGTTGTAAAATCTTCCTCTTCAACTCCACCTCTATTTTTAGGTCTAACAAAGTACCTTGGTATCTCATCAAGCACACCCTCTGTCCTCAACCTTGATGCTCTTAGCATGATGGTCTCAAGACTTCTAAAGTAGTACCCATGCAAAGTTTCCCAAAAGAAAAATAATGCTCCAGGTATGTTCCTTGGATCAACTGCCGTCGTCGACCTACGTGCACACATCTCCATTGCCTCAAAAGGTCGTGAACCAGGGAATGCAATCGTATATTGCCCTGCCGTTGGCTCAATATTGAACTCCTTCTCATAGTGTCTTGAGAATAAGGATTGGAGTTCCCTCTGAAAATACTCATTGTATATGGCTTGGGCCATATCTGAATATCGTGTCAATGAATAGTTACTGTAGACTCGCAGTCGAGTATTCAGCATTGCCTCAGGTGAGACGCAATGAAGTCTGTATATGGTCTGCACACCTGTCCCATCTTTCATGTCAGACAGTTTGAAGACATTGTATATTCTGCGAATAGACTTCTGCTGATCACCTGTGTGGAAAGTGAAGAATATTTTCTCCTCACCCAAAAATGGAATGGTCTCAAGCAGGCCAACAGCATCATTGATCACTACCTGAAACTCAACAGTGGGATCATATATTGATTCAAATATATCAATCATCACCCACTTATCAGATATGTCAAATAACAAACCTTGATAATTCTGTACAGTGAGTTCCGTGATATAAAACTCGCCAGGTGTATTCTTTTTAGTTGCCATTATGAAGTAGGTTGAAATATTTGTGAAAGGTCTGACAACAGTGTTGGTAGATATGCTGCCTGTGGTAAAATTATCTCTCGTTTTTGTTCATTCTCATCAACCTCAAAGTCAAAGGCAGTAATGATCCGATTCTGATCTGTATCCTGAATATACTTTGCTCGGTCTATCTCATTGCCTCTATCATCCTCATAGTGATGGATGGTTGCTTGGGCAGTGGCAGGACTTCCGTATATTCTAGTCATCCTCTCATCAAGTCGATTGCTTGACCTGGGCCAATCAGAATAGATATTTTGTATATTGTTGACAAACATTATCACCCAAACATACCTGACATCTCCATATAACTTAAATGAGGTTATGTCAGGTCGCTCACCATCTGGTATGTAGTAAGGTTGGTATTGCTTAACTGTATCAAGTGCTTCTTTTCTAAACTTTGCTGTGACAGTTAGGTCAGGTACTGATTTATACTTCTGAGTCTTATTAATATCAAACTGAACCTTTGGAAACTGCGCAAAGTATTGAGAAGAAGGAACTGGTTCATGTGCTTTTGCCATCAGTAACCTTCCTCAACCATCTCCCTTGAGATCAAGGAAGTTTCTTGGAATCCAAGTGTTAACTTAGTAGCAGTCGGATAACCATCATGGAAAAAGGTTGGCACAAGTGCTCCAACTCCATTATAATCCACGTCAACTGTAGTCAAAACTGACTTAGCAAACCTATGGACTATGCCATCCTCAGCAGCAACTTGGCCACCTTGAAAACGAAATATCCTCATCTCAATGCCAAAAAATGGTGGCATCTTAAAGAATGATGCACCACCAAAACCTGCTACAGATGGGACTGCACACTTCTTGAAAAATTTTGTTATTTTATGTATCGTCGCTGCTTCATCTGAACTTGATGGAATCAAAGTCCAGTTCATATTAAATGATCTGAACTCAGGACCAGCATAGGACACAAACTGGAATGGGTTTTTGATTGTCCCCATAACATTGTTTTTGAACTTGGATAGGGCACTGTTTCCGCCCAATGATGCGATTGCCGCAGTACCAAGGTCACCAGTATCACCTGATTGATTAGTCTTTTTCTTGACATCCTCTGACAGTGATTCTCTCATATCTGAGAAGTTTGCTCCCTGTTTGCTCATGGTCGTAGTCATCTTTTCAGCAGCATCAAATGCCAAACCACCTAATAATCCAAGTGCTTGGTTCTCATAATTAGCTTTGTAAGTTGATGCAAGAGCACCAATCGGTATTGGTAAAGCAACTGTTCCCAGTATTTCATCTGTCCCAGTGCCTGACACTACCCCACGTTCTTTGGCTGTAAATAATATGAAGTTGGGTTCACCCTCCCTCTGATCGCCAAGTCCCTTGGGCCAGGTCATGTCTCGATTGTTTGATCCTGTATCAGTTCTAGCCTGTCCTGCCATGTAATAACTCCTTTCGATTAATCAATATATTTAGTTTAGCCTAAATAAATCGTGGCATACCGTGGAAAATATAAGGTGAAGGTGCCTGACAAGTATCTCGGGGACCCCAGTAAAGTTACATATAGATCATCATGGGAATATGAGGTGTTCAAGTTCTTTGAACAAAGCAACAAAATAGTCTCATGGGCGAGCGAGGAAATAATTATACCCTACCTAGATCATAAAGGGCAAAAACATCGTTATTTTCCTGACGTATACTTTGAACATGCCAATGGAAAGAAATACCTCGTTGAAATTAAACCTTTGGCACAGACCAGACCACCAAAGGAAGGCAAATCCAAACGTAGGTTTATCAAAGAACAGATAAGATATAAGATAAACCAGAACAAGTGGATTGCAGCAAAAGACTTCTGCGACAGGCATGGACTAGTTTGGATGGTCTGGACAGAAAAAGATCTAATCAAAAACCTTGGACTTAACTTAAAATACTAAATGGCCACAAAAAGACAAGACATACATGAATCGATACTGGATAAGTTCAAAGATGCTCTAAGGACGGGCAAGGCAAAGAACCTATCAGTAAAAGCAAAAGACTGGTTTCGCTCCAAATTTCAGCAGGGTCGTAAGTTATCCAGGCAGACATTTAGGGGAGCAAGGGCATCCGCCATTGGTGGGATGTCAGGTATGAAACCAAATGATTTATTCAAGAAAGGTGGATACTCCAAAGTCCAGTTTACCGACAAGAAGACAGTGTATGGTAAGATGTTCTTTTATGAATATGATGCCAAGCATAAGGCAACACTTCCATATTGGGATAGGTACCCTGTAACTATTTTCTTTGACTACAAGCCACCACACTTGATGGGATTAAATCTACACTACCTGCCCCCATATCACAGGGCAGCATTGATGGATGCAATATTTAAATATAAGAGTTCACCAGAGTTGGACTCAAATACCTTTTTGCGATTGAACTGGAATCAACTTAGGAAAATACCTCAAGTGAAACCAGCAGTGAAAAAATACTTGGTTAGTAACGTAGGTTACGCAGTTCAGGTACCTGCAGATGAATGGGATGTGGCAGTTTACCTCCCTGTAGCAAGATGGCAGAAAGGATCTGCAGCACAAGTATATAAGGATTCCAAGGACATGCTTAAGGATAAATAATGGCAAGAGCAATAACACCTGCACATAACATTGATTCATTTGTAGGTTATTTTAAAGATGGATTTGCGTATAGTAATCTGTTTGCCTGCTACATCGACTTTGCAAAGGTGCATAATGGATCAGCAGTCAGGTTGGCAGATATTGCTGATAAGTCTTCTCCAGGCGTAGCAGTCGCATGCCAGTCAGCAAGTATTCCTGGCAAATCACTTATTACAAAGGAGAGGTTTACTCAATCAGTACCTAAACCAATGGCATATAATGTGCAGTATTCTGATGTCACGTGCACATTCCTGGTTGAGCATAACAAACAAGGAAGAAACACTTGGGCATTTTTCAACAACTGGATGGATATTATTGTCAACCCAACAACTTCATATGTATCATATGTTGATGATTATAGTTGCGATGTCTATCTAAGTTTGATGAATGCTGGGAATGGTCTTAATGCAACTGACTCATCGATTGGAGGCACCACGCCAAATCCAATACGTAAGGTCGTTGGAATTAAACTTGAGAACGCATTCCCAAAGTCTATCGCAGAAGTTGCAGTAAGTCAAAGTGACTCTAATGTCAGCACCTTTGGCGTAACCTTTGCTGTGCATAGATGGAAAGATATTCTTAACAACTGGACTGAACGTGGTGCACAAGCCAACAAAGAGTTCAAGACAAATTTCAATTTTGAAGGTAACATGCTGTCTGATTTAGCAATACTCAAACAACAAGAGTCTGAAGCAAGAAATCGACAGTAAATATAATTAGGAGTATATTATGGCTTTACCGATGCTAGCGGTAAAAACATTTGAGGTGAGACAACCATCAAATGATCAAAAGATCAGACTGAGACCTTTTTTGGTCGCAGAAGAAAAGTTACTGTTGCAGTCAGCAAGTGGGACACCCAATGAAGTGACTGATGCAGTAAAACAAATATTGGAAAGGTGCGTACAGGGGGAGACAGACTTCGATGCTGAGAACCTCCCATCATTTGATCTTGAGTTCCTTTTCCTAAAGTTAAGGGCAGAGTCAGTTGGATCAAAAGTTGATTTGCTTCTGCCTCACCCTGACTCAGAAGAATGTGATAGGACTGAAGTGCAGTTGAATCTGCAGGAAGTCAAAGTCCAATTCAATAAAGATCATGACAAAAAGATCATGCTTGATAAAAATATCGGTGTGATCATGCGGTACCCAACCATGAGAATGATCGCCAACTTAGGCGATGCTGATATGAATGAAACTGAAGCATCATTCGCACTGTTGGAAAACTGCATTGAAACTGTATTCACGAAGGATGGTGAGACCCATGCCTTTGGTGATGCAGATAAAGAAGAAAAAGAACAGTTCATTGATTCAATGTCGACAGACCAGTTTATGAAGTTGCAGGAGTTCTTCACTGGCATGCCAGCATTAAAGCACACAATACACTTAAAAAGGTGTGTGACGTGCGGTCAACCATTTGACTATGAAGTCAGTGGGTTGCAAAGTTTTTTCTAATATGCATATCTCATGATTCGTTGGCTAATCATTTTAAGACCAACTTTGCCCTGCACAAATATCATGGATATGCCTTATCAGATATAAATGAAATGGTACCCTGGGAACGAAAAATCTACATTATTCAAGTTCTGAATAATATGGAAGAAGAAAAGAATGCCCATAATAACGACAACAATTTGCTAGCGTAGGAACATATGGCTGAAAAAGAGGAAAGTCAAGAAACTAAAGCATTTTATAAAGAGGTCATCAAACAGATTAAGACTGGCCACAAGAAGTGGGATGGTACCCAACGTGGCGATGAGAAGTGGAGAGACCGCACTAAGAAACATGATGCGAAACGTATTTCCATTATGGAGAGGAGCGACCTCAACTTAGCTAAAAACTCTAAGTGGCTAAAGACTCAAAGTGAGGCAACACAGAAACAGTATGAGTCTGGTCTTAAGACTATCACGAATCTCAAACTGATGGGTCAAGGGTTTACTAATTTTGGCTCCAACTTCGGCAAATTTATGTCACAAGATGGCGCAGCAAAATCAATGATGCATCAGACTGCCCATTCACTCAACAAAAAGTTGGTCATGGGTATAGATAGCCTGAACACAACCCTCAAGGACAACCGCCAACATATGAAAGAGAGTTTATCTCGCATGCCTGAGATGATTGTCGGTGGCACATTAACAGGGTTCAGATCTGCGACGCAGGCACTTGGTGATCGTGCTAAGGGTCACTCAGACAAACTACTTGCTTACTTTGGCAATAAAGATGCACGTGAACGAATGGAAGCAAAGGCAGCAGCAAGAAAAGCAGGTGGTGAGAGTGGTCTTAGTGAGGACTTGGGCAAGGCAAAAGATAAAGCAAAAGGTTTCTTAGGCAACATGATGAACAAATCAATGGGGATGGCCACTGGCCTGTTCAAAGGTTTGTTTGGTGGCATAGGAAAGTTCCTTGTTAAGAACATCGGCAAGTTAGGGATCTTAGGACTAGCAACAGGTCTCATGACAGTGTTCTGGGATGACATCAGTAAGTTCCTTAGTAGTATATTCACAGGTGGTGGAGAAGCAACAAAGGTCACAGAGGGTGGCGTAAAGGACATGCTGGACAAGTTATGGGGTTTCATTAATGATGGGATCAAGTCATTGTTTGGAGTTGACCTTGGCGCAAAGATGAAGGAGAGTGGAGTTGACGTAGGTCAAATAACCGCAACCATTTCTAAGTACATCACCCCACTGGTCAATGGCTTCATCAAGATTGGAACTGAGGTTGGTAAACTATTCAAGGATGTTTTTGATAGTGCATTTGGCACAGATGGTAAACCAGGCAAGTTGTCTCAGTTTTTCGCCAACATGGGTAAGTTCGGCAAATCAATACTAGGTGCTCTCAACAATTTTACTGGAGGATTATTCTCAGATCCAAAGACAGGCAAACCTCTTGAGTTTGACGGAGTCGTTGAGTTGGTTTTTGGCACAATCAAAAAGTTTGTCAACAAGATGATGGACGGTGCCCTACGCATTAGTGAATACTTTGTTGACCCCTCAGCACTAGTAGCAGACATCAAAAATGCTTTTAGTGGACTGGGCAGAATGCTATCCAATGTCTTTACTGACATCATGATCACTCTGAAGGCATACGGCAAGTCACTGTTGCCTGGCACATCCTATGAGGAAGCACTTGCTGAACTCAAAAAGGAGAATGCACAACAAAAGGCACAGGAAGCAGCAATTGCTGAGAAACGTATGAACGCCAAAGCAAGAGCATTTGGTATTCAGATGGAAGAGGTAACTGCTGATACAGACATCAAGGCCATGATGGATAAGTTAAAAGATAAGATGAGTGAAGGGGATAGAGGTGTGTTTGAGAAGTTGGCCAGAGATATCAAAGACGCAAAAGAGAG